ATAACCAAATAAGGATGCAAACCCTAAAAGGGTATCTGTTTTTACCGCTGTATCAACAGAGGTTTCATTTGCAGCTCTATCAATGTAATAAGACATAATGTCGCCCATATAAGCAAACGATTCAAGCAAAACGTTACCAAGATCCGAGTTGTCTGTGGGATCCCAAGACTTGCCAGTATTAAGATTTACAAGATTTATAAGCTCTTGCTTTAATGCTGCATAGTCTCTAGCTGTATAGTCGATTGCGATTTCGCTCATTATGCTGTCCTCGTTATAGTTCCGTCATTGGTAAAGATTGCTGTTGTTGTGGAAAGGGTTGCTTGAGTGCTGTTTGGCAAAACAACTACAATCTCTATTGCTGCTATGCCGTCTTCTCCAATAGGCCCCACCTTGATGTCTCCCAAAGAGATATCTGGTAGCCAGTTATTAACAGCCGTTTCTATGGCGCTTTTTACTGCAGCGCTAAAGGTTGTTTTTTGTGGACCGTCAACAATGTAAGCGTTTTCAAACAACGCTGTTTTTAGGTCCACTCCATATCCAGGATTCATGGGTCTTTGCCCAACATTTGTAGATAAAAGAGTTAGAAGTCTGTCCAAATAAATCTTTGGAGTATAGTCCGTAGTTTTTACAACTCCAATAGAATCAAGAGTAAAAGGATATGAGATGTAGCTCACAACGATACTCCAATCCATACAGGGTACTCAAGATCTCCGGCAATGAACATAACCCAGACAACCTGACCAATTTTTGGCAAAAGTCTGTGAGGAGTGTGCTCCTCTGTAGTACCCGCATCTACAGCGTCATTCCACTTTTCCGTAGTACTTGCTGTTGTTTTATGTGGGTGTTTAAGTGTACCTGCACCTGACTTCGCTACAACGGTTAAAGCAGGGACAGTTCCACCACCGGTTCCTCCTACAACCCCTGTAGACGTTGTAGTTAAAAGGTTAGCTATATCTGCGGCTAGATGCTCTTGATGATCTGGGTGATTAGCTATAGAGGTTACTGGTAGACATGCCTGAGCCCAAGTAGTGATTTCATTTCCGGTAGGCTGTAGAACCTTTACTCGAATTCTGTTGAGCTTAAGAGGATCTGTTATATCCACAACTTTTGCTGAGTAGATTCCATAGAATCTGAACCTACCCTGGGGATCCATACCGTATTCTAATTCGCTCATTTTAGAACCTGCGTACTCTTGGAAGCTTTCCAGTATGTTGTGCTCTTTAGGTTATTGAAGTTTGGGGGCACTATCGCATTAGGGTCATTTGTTGGGTTTAAAATAGTAAACGCTGAAGGAGTTGTTTTAGGACCAAATACGCTCGTGTCGGGTTGTGGCAGGTCACTACTATTTGGTGATAATGAGATATCTACAAGAAGCGAGTCAGAAACGTTAAGTGACTTTCCTGCTAGCTCTGCATCTATATCCCTTAGAGCAGCAGTACTTGCCGCATTAGGATTTGTGTCACCAATTTTATCTGTACCAACTACAAGGTCACACATATAGTACGCAGGCCTTCCACCAAAGCGGTGGGTTATAGAAAGAACAGTCCAGTATCCAGACATGCCATTAGGCAATCCGTCTAGATAAATTGGATCATACGGACGAAGAGTAACGTTACCCACAATAGTTACCTCTGCCCTATGTGGATATCTTTTGCTATCAGATATGGCGTTAGATACAAGCTTTGCATCTTCTACGCTATTTACCACCTCATATGGATGGTGTTTTTTAAAGGTAGCTTTTGTAGAGTTATTAGAAAAGGCAGAGGTCATGAGAAGTATTCCTCACTAGGTGTAGCGGCACCCTTATCCACAGCTTTAACTTTTCTTTTATTTGTTATCTTTACCGTTTGATTGTTGTTCTTTGCCTTACCACTAATGACTCTGTCAACAGCAACCCCAGACTCTGGAGCTCCATCTGAGATAATGGGGTGGAAATAAGTTATTGTTCCCAAAGCTCTTTGTTCTTTTGTTATGCCCCCACCAAGCTCATTATCTACGTATAGGTAGTATGGTGCATAAGACTTCTTTGACGATGTAATTTTATCCCTAGAGCAAAAAGTTACAGTAGTATTTTCTGCTCTTAAAGCGTACCCGGTTTGAAGAGCTAGGCTTCTAAACAGCTGCCAGAAAGATTGTCCAGCCTGAACTACAGCTTGACGTACTCTTGGATCTCTTTGTACATTTGCAGATAGATCAAACTTAGTGCATACCCGGCTAACCACCTGATCTGCAGTAACCTCTGTATAGATATTTTGATCTGTTTCTTTTAGTACGGATGATGCAGCAATGCACTCAATTGTTGTTTCATTAGTACCCTGGATGGTAGACGTCTGCTTTATCCGGTGCACGTATCCATGGAATGTAGAGGTGTGCTTTAGGTTTTTATATTCAATAACTACCGGATCGTTATATACGATGCTAGTATCTATTCTAAATGGTTTGCCCTTTAAATGGAGAACAACGGTATCGTGCTCAGCCATACTTTGGGTAATTTCTAGCCCAATACAGATTAGCTCAAATAAAGGGGTCTTAGGAAACGTGACAGAAAACGATGCACCAATCGTGGCATCTTGCCAAACAAAGTTACGTAGAGTCGTTGTTGTTGGAATACTCATACCGGAATCCTTATAACCTGACCGGGTTGAATACTAAAGGGGTCTAAAATCTCTGGATTAATATCCATGATTTCCCACCAAAACTTTGAACCACCGCAGTACTTGTTAGCTAAAAGAGCAAGGCTATCGCCAAGTATCCAGGTATATTCTTTATACTTAACGGTAACAGATTTAGGCCAGGCTCTAAATACTGTAACTTGATAGGTGCCGGTATGCTCATATAAAATTTGAGCAAGGGGACCGTCGTTATATCTAGATACGCGTTCAATACTCATTGACCAGTACCTCCGGCGCTAGAACCTCCGGCTGCTCCAGAAGTTGTTGTTGTAAATGCTGAGTTTCCTCCGATTGCACTCTTGTAAGCTTCAATACCTGTTGTAGTACCAGTACCGGTTTGGTTAACATTGAAGATAGCTGGGTAACGGGTAAAGCTAATATCAATAGTAGAAAAGATTGGAATCATGTCTAGATTAAACATGACGTGATTAACAGTTAAGTTTGTTACAGAGCCAAATAGCTTCATATTATCGTTAAACACTAGCCAAACAGGTAGGGCTTTTAAAATTCCGATATCTGAGCTAATACCATTAGAATAGTTAATCATTGGATTATTACCCTTAGGATCTGGATCTCCGTTACATACTCGGTATAGATATTCAATATCAAATTCAGTGCCTCGATTAAGAAGGCCGTTAATCTGATCTGGTTTTAATGCGGGCGTATAACCCCTATTAGGGTTATCTGATAGTGAGCCTAAATCTAAGATTCTATTAACGTAAAGCTGAAATGAGTAGGTCATATTACCCGCAAGGAGGGCAGCTGGATCAGCATTTCCCAAAGTCCAGTCAACAGAGGTATTTGCCCCAACGTTATATTGGAAGGTAGTTGGGTTGTACATAAATCGGAATCCCCAAAGAGATGAAGAGTCTGTAGTGTTAACAGTCTTAGCGCTATTGACATCTTGATAGATACGACCAAGTTTTCCTGAATAAACGGCAGGACTAATTAGGTAGTCAGTTACAACGTTGCCATTAGCGTCCAATACCTTTTGCTCATAGGTATAGGCTTTTCTATTTCCCTTTGTGGCATCGTGTGGGGGTGGATTCCAACGTTCTTGATCGGTTGGCTCAGGAGGTGCTGAAGAAACAGTAGTTGGACTTAGAGCAGCACCGCCTGTATTTGGGGTAGTTGAGCTGGTTACCTTAGAGCCATTGATTGCTTGAATAAGCAACTGTTGTCCATGAGCAAAGACGGTTTTACTGCCAGCTTTATCAGTACCTAAGGTAGTAATACTCTTTGCGCTAGTTGCTCCAGGAAGCCAGATATATTCTGTATAGGTTGTTGAGCCATTTTTATAAGTCGCACCTATACCTACAAACCATTTGTTTGAGGCATCATAGTGAATGTTGCTTAGGTTTGGTTCTGCCCCTAGGGGAAGACTTGGGTTTAATGCATTAATAAGTCCTTGAGGAATTCCGGGAGTTGATGCGGGCCCCTTAGTAATAGTAACGCTTTGTATGCCCGTAAAGTTAGCTCCACTAATATTTTGTAATGGTATATCACTGTTGTCAGATTTTAAGGTGACGTCAAATGTTGGGTGGATAACATATGGCAGGTTATAGCCAGTACTTTCTCTATTCCATTTTGCTTCAAAATCTGAACCAGCTGGGGATGTGTCTACAGTTTTTACCTGTTGAAATTGAGCGCCCCAATCACTAGAGAGCGTTACCGTAACATCGTTTCCACTTAGCTTAGTTGTCTTGTTAGTTGAGCTATCATAAGAGTAGCATTGAACAACCCAAGCAACATCAAACTCGCTGCCGTCTACACTGCCTGCACCAACACCTGTACCCGACCCATTTGCTGTCTTTAGATCATAATAGTTAATGCTTACTGTCTGAGCAGTTACATTTACCCATACATGGTTTAAAACTTCCTTAAGGAAGATATTACAAAAGTATTGAACGGCCATTAGTACACCCTCAATTCGTGACTTTCAATAGCAGCCTGAACTCGGCGCTGGAATGTTCTAAACATCTGTTCCGCTTCATGTGTACTAGATTGGGCAATATTAACATGCATTGTAACGTTAACTTGGTGGGCAACTTTACCGTGTGTTTGTGTTGGCAGGACATGCGCAGCTCCACCGGTTATCTGGTTTATAGGTCCGCCACCATGTAGGCCCGCCTGTTGTTCTGCAGCGTGAGCATCGTCAATGTATCTTAAGAAGCTACCGTTATTATATGTAGCCCAGTCTTTCCACCAAGTTCCTTTATTAGAAACCTCATATGCTGCTTTAGCATTTGTCGTGGCATTAAATAGGGCGTTATTATTTTTAATGTGGAATTGCTTTAGGCGGTTTCTTCCCATATTTGGGCTGGCCGGATCATTATTATTCATGTTGATCTGGAATAGGCCATAAGACTTATCGCGTCCACTACCGTTATAGTCTCTAGGGTTTCCACCCGATTCAGCTAAAGCAACAGCAAAAGCAGTATCTAAAGCTTTTCCTTTAAACCCTGTTTTAGCTAAAAGCTCAATAAGCGCCTTACGACTTCCGCCATACATGGTTCCCGAGACATCCCCACCGACCAGATCCTTATGGCTATCAACCAAAGCTCCTGGGTTATGGTTTACGAACATAGAGCGGTTATTATTAGAGGCCAAATACTTATGCAGCTCTGAATAACCTACGGGACGATATGTGCTGGTATCCCCATTTAGAAGTTGGCTTAATGAAGCGCTATTTAGATCGCTCATAGTCTTATAAGATTGATGTGACTGAGCATTATAGAAGCTAGTGCTTGGTCCAGAGCTATTGCTGCCTGTAAACCATCCTACAGCTTTCTTTGCCATATTGAGGCCGCTCTTAAGAAGATTACTAAAGAATCCGCCTACACGACCAAAGAATCCCTGAGGGTTAACAGTTTTTCCTGTTTTGCCAGCGCCTTGAATAAGCTCAAAGTGAAGGTGAGGACCGGTTGAGTTTCCAGAGCCAGGAGCACCTTTAGCACCACCAGATAAACCAATAACATCTCCCTGGTTTACTTGCTGCCCTTTGTGCACATTGATCTTGCTTAAGTGAGCATAACGAGTTGAATAGCTACCATGACTTATAAGAACATAGTTACCCCAACCACCACCATTACCGGTTTCAGTTACAATACCTGTTGCAGCTGCTTTAATTGGGGTGCCTACTACAACACCATAGTCAACACCGGGGTGGAATCCTGCTTTAACTCCACGCCCACCTGCAC